GCCGATCCGTCCGCAATATCATCGCCTCCCCCGAGTTTTCGGTCCTCTTCCCGGGCGTGTCCCTCGCGGCCGACAGCAGGGCGCAGGACCGCTGGAACACCAACAAGGGCGGAAGCTACGTCGCGGCGGGCGTTGGGACGGCGGTGACTGGCCGAGGCGCCGACATCCTCAGCATTGACGACCCGGTGAAGGATCGGGCTGAGGCCGAAAGCGCCACGATGCGCGACCGCACTTGGAACTGGTTCACCTCCACCGCCTACACGCGGTTGATGCCCGGCGGCAGGGTGGTGGTGACTCAAACCCGCTGGCATGAGGACGATCTGGCCGGGCGGCTCCTAGCCCAGCAGGCAGCGGGCGGCGACCAGTGGGACGTGCTGGAGCTTCCAGCCATTGACGACGCGGGCGACGCCCTTTGGCCCGATGCCTACCCCCTTTCAGTCCTTGAGCGCATCCGCGGCGCGGTTGGCACTCGGGACTGGTCGGCGCTCTACCAGCAACGCCCCGCCCCTGAAGAGGGCACGCTATTCCGCAAGGAGTGGATCAAGCGCGGCAAGGTTCCTGCCAACCTCCGGGTTTATGGGGCCAGCGACTACGCCCTGACCGCAGATGGCGGCGACTTCACCGTTCACGCTGTGGCTGGGCTCGATGCGGAACATCGGCTGTGGCTGCCATCCCTCTGGCGGCAGCAGGCCACCTCAGACGTGACTGTTGACGCCTTCTGCGCCTTGGTGAAGCAGTGGAAGCCGCTCCGGTGGGCCGAGGAAACCGGCCAGATTCACGCAGCTCTTGGTCCTTTCATTAACCAGCGGATGCGCACCCTCGGGGCTCATGTCGCCCGCGAGCTTTTCCCAACACGCATTGGGAAGAAAGAGGTGCGAGCGGCCAGCATCATCGGCCGGATGGCTGTGGATGGGCTGTGGATACCGGAAGACGCCCCCTGGGCTGCAGACTTTGAGGCCGAGTTGCTGTCGTTCCCGGCTGGCAAGCACGACGACCAGGTGGATGCGATCGGTCTGATCGGCCAGCTACTCGACAAGATGGCGCCCGCCGCTCGGACCAAGCCTGAAGGGCCGCCCCGCGATTCCTGGGACCTTAGCTTTGGACGCAAGCGGGACAGCGGCGGAACGTCTTGGAAGGTGGCATAGGCCGCTGGAATCGTGTATAAAAGTCGGGCTCCGGCGCTGCGTCAACAGCGTCCGAAGCCCTAGCCACACGCTCAAGGGTGAGTTGAACGATGGTTGCTCCCTATGTGCCCTATGAGGGCGCACATGTCACGCGTGCTGAGGCCAAAGCGGCCGGGCTCAAGAGGTTCTTCCAAGGGGTCCAGTGTTCGCGGGGCCATGTAGCGGAACGAAGGATCAATGACGGTACTTGCGTAAGGTGCCACGCAGAGAAAAGCCTGGCGCGGTACTACGCTGACCCAGCAAAGCATTCCGAAGTCTCGCGCCGGTGGAAGGCCACCAACCGAGACAAGATTAACTCCGCCCAAACGATCTGGCGTCGAGAAAACAAAGAGAAGCTGCGCGAGCAGCGTAAGCGTCTCCGTAAAATCAACCCAGAGCGGCAAAGAGCGGTTTCGGCGCGCGACTATGAGCGAAACGCTGAGAAACGCAGGGCTGCCACCATAGCGTGGTGTCGCGCTAATCCTGAAAAGGCGAGTGCGCTCCGGGGTAACCGCCGCGCCCGCATGAAGCAGGCGGAAGGTAAATATACCGGCGAGGATATTGCCCGTATCGGCAATGCTCAGAGATGGCGCTGTCACTGGTGCGCTAAGCCTGTTCGTCAGAAGTACCACGTTGACCACATCAAGCCGCTCTCAAAAGGCGGCAGTAACTGGCCTAGCAATCTCGCCGTGACCTGTGGCCCTTGCAATCTACGAAAACACGATGCTGATCCCGCCTCCTTCGCCCGGAGGTTGGGACTACTGATCTAACGATCAGAGGAGGGGTGATTGTCCGAAACCGTCACCCCGAACGCCCTGCTTGCCCCACAGATGTTGGAGGCTCCAGCTCCTCCGCAGCCGCCCGCCCCCATTTCGCATCCGGGCAACGAGGGCGAGCTTCTTGCGGAGCTTGTGCGGTGGTTTGAAAGCGCAGAGGACGCTACTAGCTCGGCTCGTCGGGAAGCCGAACGTGATAGGGATTACTTTCTCGGGTTTCAGTTGAGCGCAGAGGAAATCTCCGCGCTGGAGAAGCGCGGTCAACCTCCGATCGTAATTAATAAAATCCGGGGTAAGGTTCAGCTTATGTGCGGCTTAGAGAGCCGCGCTCGGACAGATCCGAAAGCGATGCCTCGGACGCCTAATGAAGATAAGCGGGCGGACGCGGCGACGCAGGCGCTCCGTTTTGTGGCCGACGACAACGACTTCGACAATGTGCGGTCTGCCGTTTACGAGCAGATGATAGTCGAAGGTTTCGCAGGCGCCGAGGTCGTGGTGGAGCCGGGGCAGGGGATGGATGTGGAGGTCCGCATCCGCGACGTGCCGTGGGACCGCCTGTTCTACGACCCGCGCAGTTATCGCAAGGACTTCTCGGACGCACGCTTCCTGGGGATGGTCATCTGGCAAGACCGGGACGAGGCCCTGGAGATGTTCCCGGACGGGGCTGCGGCCCTGGATGGCACGTTCGGCGCCGAGGGCCAGGCGAGCGGCACCTATCAGGACAAGCCCGCCCACGGCATCTTCTGGTGCGACAACCTCAAGAAGCGGGTTCGTGTAGTCCAGATCTTCTGGCGCGAGGCTGGTGAGTGGTGGGAGGCGACCTACACCAAGGGCGGCTTTCTCAGCCCTCCGGTCCAGAGCCCCTACAAGGACCGCTACGGCAAGTCCGCCTGCCGCCTGATCATGCAGTCGGCCTTCGTGACCCGGGACAACGCGCGCCATGGGGCCGTGCGTGACTGGATTTCGCTGCAGGACGAGATCAACAAGCGCCGGTCCAAGGCGCTGCACCTTCTGTCGGTGAACCGCACCATTGCCGAGCAGGGCGCGGTTGTGGACGTGGACGAGGCAAAGCGCCAAGCGGCCATGCCGGACGGGTATATCGAAGTCACCCCCGGCATGCGCTACGAGATCACGCCCGGCGGCGACCTCGCTAATGGGCAGTTCCAGCTTCTGCAGCACGCGAACGCCGAGATGGGCGCGCAGGGTGCCAACGCCTCCCTCGCTGGCAAGGACAGCCGCGACCTTTCCGGCCGCGCCATCATCGCCCAGCAGGCAGGCGGCCAAGCCGAGATTGAGCCCCTAGCCGACGCCCTCCGCAACTGGACCCGCCGCATTCATGAGGCTGTCTGGATGCGAATCCGCCAGTTCTGGACGGCCGAGCGTTGGGTCCGCGTCACCGACGATGACGGCGGCGTGCAGTTCGTCGGTCTGAACCGGCAGGTCACGCTTGAGCAGGACCTGATGGCGATGCCTCCCGAGGCCCGCGCTTTCGCCATGCAGCGTCTCGGCATCCAGCCGGGCGATCCGCGGCTTCAGCAGGTCATCCGCACCGAGAACGACGTGTCTGACCTTGAGGTGGACATTACCATCGAGAGCGGGCCGGACGTGCCGGGGATGCAGGCTGAGCAGTTCGCCCAGATGTCGCAGGTGCTACCGCCCATCCTGCCGATGATGCCGCCTCCGCAGGCTATGGAGGTGCTGGCGATTTGGATGGGCACGTCCGCGCTCAAGGATAAGCAGAAGCTTGTTGAGGTGTTCAACGGGGTCGCGAAGAAGCTACAGCAGCCGCCCCCGCCGCCTCCGCCTGAGATGCAGCAGATGCAGCAGGCGAAGATCCGGCAGACCAACGCCCAGGCCGCCGCGCAGGAGGCAGCCGCAGCCGATCGCCAGGCCGCTGCCGTGCAGAAGGTCGCGCAGGTTCACGACCAGCACGTTGCCCAGCAGGCTGGGCTAGCCGCGCAGGAGCAGATGGGCGGGTATCCAGGGCAGGTGATTTAGGGCGCTGCGGGCCGGGCTTGATACCGGCTGCTTGCTCTCTGGCTCCGGTCACCCGGACGCGCATTTCTCGCCTGAAGGCTTACACCAGCCCTAAGAGAACGGGGTTGATCTGACCCCTGCAAGCTAGGGCATTGCACGTCCATCCGTGCTGCCGCAGCCCGCAGATTCTAGCACGAAATTGGAGCCGCTGTGCAAGCGTCTCCCATGCCTGCCGCCGAGGCTTAATCGGGCGCCGACCGCCGCCGGGTCTCATCGGGCGCTGCGAGAAAACTCATGACTGACATGGAAAAGGCCCGTCTTATTGAGATGGGTGAGAATGTTGATCTTCGCCTTATGGAGATGAGGTTCCAGCTTATGCGCGATGCGCTAGGCCGGTTCGGCTATGGCGACGTGGCTGGCGCGACAGCAGAGGTGGACGCGACGATGCAGTTCATCATCAAGCCGACCGTCGCTCCCTCGCAGGAGGGCCGCTAATCATGCCGAACGAAGACCTTGAAGCGTTCCTGACCGGCGGCAACAAGCCCACTGATCCAGCCCCCGAACCCGCGCCTGCTCCCGAGCCTGAGCCCGCTGCGGCTGAGGCGGCGCCGGTTGCCGAAGAGACTGCCCCCGCGCAGCCCGAGGGTGAGGCCGAAGCCCAGCCCGCCCACGAAGGCGCCATGGTGCCGCGGTCTGCCCTTGAGGCAACGCGGCGCGACTGGAAGGAAAAGGCGGTCAGGGCCGAAGAGCAGGCCAAGGCGAAGGACGCCGAGCTGGCCCGCGTGCTGGCCGAGTATGAAGCGTTCAAGAAGCAGGCCGCACAGCCTCCGCAGCCCGCTCAGCAGCCCCAGGCCCCGCAGACCTTCGCGCCCCTGCCCAACCCCGCCGAGGACCCGCAGGGCTACGCCGTCGCGGTTGAGCGCCGCATCATGAACGAGCGCCTGAACTTCTCCGAGATGGTGGCCCGCAAGGAGCACCCGGACATGGACGAAAAGTTCGCCATCTTCCAGCGCGCCGTCAGCCAGAACCCGGCCATCCACGCCGAGGTCATGAACGACCCGCACCCGTGGGAGCGCATGTATCGCGAGGCGCGGCGGATCGAGATGCTGGAGCAGATGGGGCCGGACCCCGACGCATTCCGCGCCAAGATCGAGTCTGAGGCCCGCGCGAAGTGGGAAGCGGAATACGCCGCCAAGGCACCGCCGCCCGCTCCCCCGCCGCCGCAGATCAACCCGGCCGCCGGCATCACCACGCCGTCGCTCGGTTCCGCCCGTGGCAGTGCGCCTCGCAGCGCGCCGGCCTTCAGCGGGACGCCGAGTGTGGAGCAGATGTTTCCGTAGTCAAGATCTCTGCCTCTATCGCCGTGGCGGTGTCGGTCAGCATCTTCGCCATGCGTCGAGCATCCTTGGTCGAGAGCGTCAAGTGAACGGACTGGCCGCTGAAATCGTCGCATAGGCTCAGCAGTACCGTCCGCTCCCCGTGCTCAAGTTGCTTATTCAGCGTCATCTCCAGTTGGACGCTGCCGAATTCCTCTGGACCAAAGCTTGTGGCTGGAACGGGCGCGCTGTTCGTCTGATCGGTCATGCTGTCCTCGCAAACTCGCCCTTCAGGCGGATGGCTGCTGCACAATACGCTTCGTGTGCCTCTTGGGCGGTCGGGAACACCCCGAGGTGATAGACCTTCCGGTTGGCCATGATCTGGGCCTGCCACGTCCCACGAAGCTTGTTGTAGGTCGCGCCCTTCAGGCCGCAGCGGCTGTCTTTGTGACCACGGATGTTCGCAAGGTTCTGCTCGCGGCTTGCAAGGCGCAAATTGTCCCAGCGGTTGTTGCTCGGATTTCCGTCCTTGTGGTCCATCTCCGTCTCGGGCCACTCGCCCGTCATGATGACCCATGCGAGGCGGTGGGATGCATACCGCCGCGAGTTTATGGCGATGTAGCGATAGCCAATCCTTCTGGGGCCACCAGCCGGGTGGCCAGCGTACTGACCATTCCACTGCACTGACATGTCCAAGCGCTGTTTCCACACAAACAGACCTGTCTCTGGATCGTAATCCAGCGCAGCGCGGACTTGTTCAGCGGTGAGCGTGCCGTTTATACGGGGCTTAGCCATTCGGGTGTCCTTAGCACTCGGTTGGTCAGAAGCCCGGCCACCGCTCGAACGGTGCCGGGCTTCGCTATTTTAACGAAATTCGGCAGCGATTGCAGGCATTTAGTGCCTCTCCTGCTCATCACGATTCCGCCGCCGGGAGCCGCAAGGCAACGGGCGCATCGCGACGATTCCTGCGTCATGGAATCAAGGCCGCCGCCGGGCCTCGGGCGCTGAGAAGCCAACCTCAACGCAACCCGAAAATAGGAAGATAGTCCGATGGCGGACATGAACCTTACCCCGAGTAGGCCGAACCTCACTCCCGAGCAGTTCGAGGCCGAGCTGTGGACGGAGTACGTGCGCGAGAACCAGTTCGCCCCCTACATGAAGGGTGGCGACAACGGGATGAACGGCCTCATCCACGTCAACGAGGACCTGTCCCGCAAGCCCGGCGACACCATCGTGTTCGCCACGGCGCGCAAGCTGATCGGTGCTGGCGTGACCGGCAACCAGATCCTCGAAGGCAACGAGGAGCTTCTCGACCTTCGCTCCATGTCGCTGAAGATCGGTGTGATTCGTCACGCCGTGGCCGTTTCCAAGTGGGACCGCCAGAAGTCTTTCCATGATCTGCTTCAGGTCGCCCGCCCGGCCCTGAAGAACTGGTCCATGGAGAAGATGCGCGTGGAGATCACCACGGCGTTCAGCTCCATGAACGGCGTCCCCTTCGCCGCCGCGACCGCGACCCAGCGTAACGAGTGGCTGGCCGACAACGCCGACCGCGTGCTGTTCGGGCTGAACCGCTCGAATAACGCGGGCAACGTGATGGCCGCCTCGCTCGCCAATATCGACAGCACCAACGACAAGATGAGCGGTCGTCTGCTTTCCAAGGCGAAGCGCCTTGCCCGCAACACCCACCCCGCCATTCGGCCGATCCAGGTCAACAAGAATGGCGAGTGGTTCGTGGCTTTCATGCCGTCCAACCACTTCCGCGACTTCAAGCTCGATACCGCGGTTCAGGAAGCCTACAAGCTTGCCATGGAGCGCGGGAAGGACAACCCGCTGTTCACGGACGGCGACCTGATTTGGGACGGGATCATCGTCAAGGAGATCCCGGAGATGCCGGTGATCGCCGCTGCCGGTGCGGTTGAAGGCACCGCCATCGACGTTGCCATGACTGCCCTTTGTGGCGCGCAGGCCATCGGCGTGGGCTGGGCTCAGAAGCTCCAGATCACCGAGAACGAGCGCGACTACAAGTTCTCCAAGGGCGTGGGCATCGAGGAGATGCGCGGCATCGGTAAGCTGCGCTTCGGCAAGAACCCGGCCGACGATCAGAGCGATCTGGTGGACGCGGGCGTGTTCTCCATCTTCGCGAGCGCGACCGCGGACAATTAGCCGTAACGGCCCCTGGGTAGTCGCCTAGGGGCCACTTCCAATGGAGATCCAATGCCTCGCTTCCGGACGCAGCCTCTGACTGCCGAAGCCTACGAGTGGACGGGGAACCCGATCGACGTGCCTCTGGCATTTGCCCAGATGGTCGCCAAGGACCCGCCGCCCGTTGGTTACTGGCTGGTTCAGATGCCTGCGCTGTCTTTGGAGGTGGTGTCGCCTGCGGCCATGGACGTTCGTTTCAACGAGATCGTGGAAGAGATGCCGGTGGATTTCACCGGGGCCTCGACTGTGACCTACGTTGGCAACCCCATGGACCCGCAATCGACGCCGGATCGCATGGAGTGGATGGGGCATCGGTTCATTCTCGGTGTACCGGCGCCTGTGTCCGATCCTGACGCACTGGCTCTCTTTCGGAAGAACCGGTTTTTCGTGGTGACTGAGCCCGCCTCGGTCACGGCGCCTGATGAGGTGGTCATTGAAGCCCCGCCGCCGGTTCGCTGGGGGCCTGGCCGTCCACCCAGGGCATCGTATTCCACCCCCATCATGGACGCCGAGGCGTCAACCGCCCAGGAGGGCGAATTCCATGGCTGACGAAGACAAGATCGTCGTTTCCACCCCCGACAAGCCCGAGCACGGCGCGCAGGTCCGCCTCACCGGCGAGGCTCGCGCGGCGGCCCGTGGCGCTCTGGCGGGCTCGCTGGAGGACAACACCAAGGCCAAGCGCGCGCTTGAGGCCCGTGGCGTCGTGGCTGACGGCTACTCGGCAGACGGCACGACCGTGACTGGCGAGCGCCAGCCGGACGATGTGCAGGCCGAGGAGCAGGACACCCCGACCGGCGAGCCTGCGGAGCGTCTGGTGCAGGTGGAGGACGAGCAGGCCCGCGCCGAGGTGCAGGCTGCGGACGGCGAGGGCGGCACGACCATGACGCCGAGCCCCGAGCCCGAGAAGCAGCGCGCCAGGCCCGGCCCGAAGCCGAAGGTCTGAACTACAGAGCGGGGGCGGTTACGGCCGTCCCTGCTTCTGCATGTGGCTGCGCGAACGCGCGTGCGCTTCCCATTGCAAGAAGTCCCTCTCTCGTACGGCGTCGCTGAAGCATTGGCATCGCAAGGATCTACAAGGGGTGCCAGTCAGGTCACACCCGTTAGATTTTTGGTGCGCAAGCAACAGACCCAGCCAAGCCTCTTTCTCTTTGTTGCTCATGCGCGATTCCACAGCGCCCCGCCTCCCCATCCAATCAACTCCGCGCGCTAGGAGGCACCCCGCATGGCCACTGTCTCCGAACTCGCGGCCCGCGTCCTTCGCCGCCTTGGCCTCAGTTTCGTCGCTGTGTCCGACCGCGCCGCTCTCGGGCCGACCGTCAATGCGGACACCGTGGCGGCACGCGCTCTCCGGGCGTTCGGGATCCCCATCAGCGAGGCCGAGCGTCCGGCATCCGGCGCGCCGCTGACCAAGGCCGAGGTTGCCCGTTCTGTGCTGGAGCGGTTCGGCGTCAACCTGATCCCCATCGCGCCGATCGACCTTGGCCCGGTGCCCATCACCGAGATTGGCAAGCGCGCCCTCATCCGGCTTGAGGCCATCGCCTCCGACGAGACGGCGGGCGGTCCTGACCTCGACCTAGCCGTGCAGCAGGTGCAGGCCGTCCACGCGCTGATGCAGGCCGAGGGTCTGACGCCCTTCACCGACACGACGATCCCCCGCTACGTGTCCGAGCTTTACGCCCTGATGGCGGCCTTCATGCTGGCCAGCAGCTTCGGGCGTCCGGTGGACGTGGCGGGCTACGAGTTTGCCCGCAAGGAACTGCGGTCCACGCTCCTTGGTGGGCCGAACGCGCAGGCCATTGCCGAGCGCGAGGTGGCCGCGACCAGCGCGACCCTGGCCCAGCGCGGGCTGGCGTGGTGGACGGACAACGCGATCCCCCCGGCGGCTGCGGCTGAGGTGGTGATCCTGACCGCCGCCCGTCTGGCGCCCACGTTCGGGCAGCCCATGGACGCAGCAACCGCGGACGGGGCCGAGGCACGCATCCGCCAGCTTGGCATGGTGCGTGGCGCCCTACAGCGGGCCAAGGACGCCGTTGCCGGGGCGCAGGCCGAGCTTGCCGCCTCTGGCCTTGCGCCGTGGGGTCTGGACGCCATTCCGGCGGGCGCTGCCGAGGCCATGGAGGCTCTGGCGACGCAGGCCGTTGCCGCCGACTTTGGTAAGGCGTCGGACCCGGCTGCGATGGAAGCGGCCTATGCGCGGCTGCGGCGCCAGGTCTATTCCGGCCCCATCGGGCAGAAGATCGCGGAGGAATACCTCTGGGGCGTTCACGCTGAGCTGGACGCGCGCGGCAAGGTGCGCTGGACGATGGAAGACCGTCCGAGCCAATCGGACCTCGTTTACGAGTTGCTCGCCGCCTACAACATGGCGCCCGTGGTTGGCGTGACTCCGAACCCGACCGACCTGATCCGGGCCGAGCGGACGTTGAGCCAGATCATCGCCGTTCCGACGAGTGGCGAGCGCGTGCGGGCGGATTACTTTTGATGGGCGAATAGGGCCGTCCTCGCTTCCTGAACGCTGAATGGCAAGCGAATACCTGAGATGATGTCGATAGCTCGCATAAGACCTTCGACCAGACCTTCCTCGTGGTCATCCTCAGGACCGTCTCCATCAGTGTACTGACGAATAACCTCTGAGATTTCATATTTTGCAGCCCTGAAGGCTTCTTCTCTGCCTTCGAGCCAAGCTTTGTCATTGGGCGTCTGTTCGGTCATGCGGGGATTCTACCGCGCCACACCTCGTCGCCCACTCAAATCTTCGCGCCACGGAGGCGACCGCTAATGGCCACCTTCAAGCTCGCGATGGCCGTTGCGCGCCGCAACCCCGTCCGCATTCCGCGCCGCGACTTCGCTATCGTCATGGGCGAAGACCTCCGCTTCAAGGTCAAGATCCTCGACGCCGACGCCCCAGACGCCGCGCAGATCAGCGCCACCATGCGGCTGGTGATCTGGCCGGACGGGATGCGCCTCAACTGCGATTACGGGTGGGCGTCTCTGCCCCGGTCCCACGACATTCGCCACTATCGTGGTGTGGTCGGCGCGGACGGTCACAGCCTCCTGCGCGTGTCGGGCCGGGCCACGGTGAACCTCTGCGGCCGACACGGCATCGCCATCCTGACGCGCAACTCGGCGCTGTCGATTGGCGTGCTGCAGGTGGCCTCGACCGAGGTGGTGGACGAGTTTGAGCCCGGCCTGTTTACGCTGGATCACTCTGCGCTGGATGGGCCGGACGTGCTGCCTGCGCGGGTTGTGGGTGGGCAGCCGATTGATGCTGACGGGTTCGCCTACGTGGGGTGAGGCACTCCTATCCGTAAGGATTGCCGGTCACCACAAGCGGTGGGCTCTGGTACTTTTCGGCTTCGTAGTCGTCAGGCTCACGCACAATCACGTCGGCGTGCGACTGCGTATCTGGATCAATGAAAACGACTTGGCGATCAGACGGGTAAGCAGAAAGCCGCTGAATTAGCGCTGCTACTGTCAGTGGTGTCTGGTTCGTCTCTTGGGTCATTCAAGATTCTAGCGCCTGTCACCCGCCCCAAACAACGTCGATAGATTCAACTCTCCGCGTCGAGGAGGCGGTTCCGCATGCCCGAGAACGCCCTCCTTCAGCAGCCTGCGCGTTCCTCCGTCCGGCAGCGCGTCAACCAGTTGTTGGATTTCGACCAGCCCAGCCTTGCTCGGGATACGCTTCTCGGGTTTACGGCTGGTCCAGCCTCCACCAATGCAATCGGTGCCGCGCGGCTAGGACAAGCTGCGGTTCAAGCTGCGCCAGAGGCGGCCCAAGGCATTCGGGCTTACCATGGCAGCCCGCATGGTTTTGAGCAGTTCGACTTATCAAAAATCGGGACGGGTGAGGGCGCACAGTCATACGGGCACGGGCTCTATTTTGCGCAGACCGAAGACGTGGCCCGGCATTATCGGGACATTGTTCCGGCCAATACAGGGGTGCGTTCCGGTGACGGGAATATGTATGAGGTTCAGCTAAACGTCGAACCTAACCGGCTTCTTGATTGGGATGCTCCACTGGCACGGCAACCGCAGCCGGTGAGGGACGCGATTGCGCCCCACATGGAGCAATATCATCGCGAGGTCGCGCAATCTTACCACGCTCCGCAAGATGGTTGGGGAGATTTGGCGGTCGCGGAGGCGCCGCCATCGCGCAGCGACCTTTACAATCAGATGACCGGGCAACGCTTTTATAAAGAGCTGGTGCGGCAGACCGGTTCGGCAGCGGAAGCGTCCCGACTTCTTCGGGAGGCGGGCATTCCAGGTTCGCAGCATTGGGACGGCAACAGCCGATTCGCTGCGTATGGTTCGCGCAACTACGTCGCTTTTGACGACAGCATCGTTGAAATCCTCCGCAAATACGGCATCGCCGGTCTCATGGCGGGCGGTGCGACGGCGGTGGGTATACAGGGCGAACAGTAATTTTCTTCCATGACCTTTGCGCCGAGGAGGCGACCTGACATGCCAGTGCCGCAGTTCCCGGCTGACTCCATCCTGTCCTCCGAAGGCCTGAACGACGCCTTTGAGGCAGTTCAGAACGTGGTCGCCGAGCAGCTTGACGGCATCAACGGGCGGGTGGAAGCGATCGTCACCGAGAAGATCGGCGGCATCACGCTCGGCCAGTTCACCCCGTCCGGGAACGGTGCTGTCTCACGTCCGGTGGGCGAGAAGCTGCGCGAGGGCGTGAGCGTCACGGACTACCACGTTGCGGGCGCGGAGGACTGGACGCCGGCCTTTACCGCGGCGGCTGCCGTCTCCAACAACGTGATCGTTCCCCCCGGCACCTACCTGTTCTCCGGGCCGGTGGACACGAAGGGCCGCCAGATTAGCTGGCTGGTGGCTGACGGCGCCGTCTTCCCGGCCGGGTCGTTTGCGCTCCGTGGCTCGATCATCCGCGCCCGCCGCATCAACCGGAATACGTGGGGCACCTACGATCAGGCCGCCGGGTTCGCTGTCTGCCTCCACGGAGACCCTGACCGCCAGGCTGCGGTGTTGGGCCTCCCGACCGACCCCGAGCTGTCCACCTACGAGAACCGGGACAGCGTGGCGATCTACGCCGACAACATCGCGCCGCCCCCGGTCCACATCACCGCCGGCACGACCTATACGACGACCACGATCACCTTCACCAACCCGGTGGACCCGACGCTCCTCAAGGTCGGGATGATCATCGACACCCGGCACAACCCGAAATACTCGGGCCGGATCGTCTCCTGGTCGGGCAACACCATCACCGTGAGCGGCTGGTATCGCGTGGGCATCTCCGCCCCGGGCCAGATCCCGCAGAACGGCATCCATGCGGACGTGGGCGCCATCACGTCCATCTGGGCGATGAACGCCAACGTCTCGCTCTATCCCAACAGCACGGCGAAGATCGGCCACGCCTTTGAGGTGGGCACGATCAACGACCAAGCCGCCTTCAACCCGGTGACGCAGTATCCCCGGCTGGTGGCCTACGATGCCGTGGCCTTCGGGCAGTATGGCTCCTGGGTGGGCTATTACTCCCGCGGCCCCTATTACGACGGCTTCCGCGCTCAGGGAGCCGTGCGGGCTGGCTTCAGCGTGGAGAACCACGCGACCGGCCCCGAGTTCGGCTTTCTGGTGGAGCGGGCCAACTGTACGCCGATCGAGCATCGCCCTGACGGCTTCCTGCACTGCCGAATGACGGCGACGGGCAACCTTGAGATCGGCCGACGGGACATCCCCTGGACGCCCTACATCGACTTCCACTCGGCTGGGGCGGATAGCGACTTCGGCGCCCGCATCATGGCGCAGGGCGGCATTGCTGGCGTGTCGGGCACGGCTGACCTTGTGGTGAACGCGGCCAACGTCATCACCACCAACATCATGCCCGGCACCAATAACCTCTATAGCCTTGGCAGTGGCGGAGCCCGATACGCCACGATCAACACCTATCACCTCAATGCGACCAGCATTCAGGTGGGTGACTACACGGCTAACCCCCGGTCGATCGACTTCAACGTGACGGGGTTTGCCAACGATTACGACGTGCGCCTGCTGGCCCAAGGCGGGGTTGATGGCACTTCTGGGCTAGGTGATCTGATCGTCAGCGCCTCGCACCTCGTCACCACGAACATCCAGCCCGGCACCCCAGGGATTTACAGCATCGGCACGGCCGCGCTGCCCTACGCCACGATCCATGGCCAAGCGGTTCTGGCGCAGGGTCAGATGGTGATCGGGAACGGCGAGCCTGTCACCCGCACCCTGGACTTCCGCACAAGCGGCTTTGCCAACGTGTTCGACGCCCGGCTGGAGGCGAGCGGCGGCCTCAACGAGATCAACGGCGCGGCCAATCTGCGGCTGGTGGCGAGCAGCGTCACCCTGCCGAACATCCTCCCGACCAGCCCCTACAGCTCCGGGCTGGGCAACGTGAACAACGGTTTCAGCCAGGTTTGGGCGCTGTCCGGCTACTTCCGTGATAACCTCCAGATCGGCACGGGGACCATCGGCACCCGGTACATCGACTTCCGCTCCACCTCTGGGTCGCAGAACTACGACGCCCGCATTTCGGTGGACGGCGGCGTTCCGAACGTCAACAACGGCGGCACGATCCACCTCACGGCCAATCGCACGACGGCCGAACTGTTCCTGCCGGCGCTCGACAACACCTACTCGCTCGGAGCCGCGTCCTTCCGCTGGTCTGACGCCTGGGTGGCATCTGGCGTGATCCAGACCTCGGACGCGACCGACAAGCGCGACGTGAAGGGGCTGACCGGCGAGGAAGCCGAGAAGCTGGTCATGAGCATCTCGGCGCGCACCTACCGCTGGAAGGACGGCGTTCGGCGCCACACAGGCTTCGTGGCGCAGGAGGTGGAGAGCGCGGTTCAGGCGGCGGGCATTACCACCGAGGACTTCGCCGGGCTCATCATCGACAAGGACACGGGCGCTTACGGCCTGCGCATGGAGCAGATTTACGCCCTGCTCTGGCCGGTGGTGCAGGGCTTGCTCCGGCGCGACAGGACCAAGGCGGATCGGATTGCGGCGCTGGAGAAGCGGATTGCGGCGCTGGAGGCTTAGGTAGGGGGTTTAGGCGGTTTAGGGAGTTAACGTTTGGAAAGTGCCTCTCTCGCACGCTTCAAGCACTCCTCTTTTGTCGGCATCTTCATACTGACCATCCATTCCCGCCCTAGGCGACCTGGGCGGTTCGGGCGCTCCCAAGCTGCCGCATATTCTCGCCACATCTGGGTTCGAAATAGCCGGATGGCAGCAGCTTTGGCGGTGGGGTCCAGCGCCGCCTTCTGCGCCTTCTCGGGGTATAACCGGTTAACCCATTGCCAAGCCTCCTCCTCCTCCTCCTCCCTGGCGTGATCCACGGGTATCTGCGACGGGGTCGTTTGTTGTTCATCCATAGCGACGATCCTACTGTCCACACAGCACCGCAAACAACGCTCACAGATTCAACTTCTCGCGCCGGGGAGGCGACCCGCCGATGCCGCGCATCCAGATCCCGACCCAGACCTACGAACTGAACAGCCTCCCGGCCGACGCGCAGGATCTGCTGAACCTCTACGTTGAGCCCCTGCCGCCGGGTGCCCGCTCTCCCGCCATGCTGCGGAGCACGCCAGGGCTGACGGAGCTGTTCGACTTCTCGGCTGGCGGTATCCGCGCCTTGGACGCCACCCAGCCCGGCCGCCTCTACGCCGTCGCAGGCAACCAGTTCATCCGCTACACGGCAGAGGGCGGGGCGGTCTCGATCGGCACCGTGGGCTCAGCAGGACGCCCGACCATCGCCGCCGGGCCGACCGCAGTAATCGTCTGCACGCCGCCGACCGCATACATCGCCTCGCATAACCTCGACGCGGGGCTGAACCAGATCGACCTGCAGTTCCCGGATGGGGCCAGCAGCGTCACCTACCTCGACGGCTACTGGGTCTTCACCCGCGCCACGTCCGGCTCGGACCAGTTCTTCTGGTCCAACCTGCTGGACGGCAACACCTACGACGGCCTGTCCTTTGCCAGTGCCGACGCCCGCCCGAACGTCCTCAAGCGCGCCATGACGCACCGCGGCGCCCTCTGGCTGTTCGGTGATGCCGGGGTGGAGATTTGGGACACGACGGGGGACGCGAACGCCCCCTTTGCTCGGGCCTCTGGCGGCGACATTGCCTTTGGGTGCGCGGCCGGTGCGACGGTGGCCGAGTGCGACAACAGCCTGTTCTGGCTCGGCACCAACGGCATCGTCTATCAGTCCAACGGCTACAACGCCCAGCGGGTGTCCACCTTCGCCATTGAGGAATGGATCAGGGACTTCGGCCGGATCGAGAACGCCACGGCGCTCTCCTACGTCCAACAGGGCCACGCCTTCTACTGCCTCTCCTTCCAGCTACCGGACGGCACGGGCGGGCGCACCTGGGTCTATGACGCCGCGACCAAGGTATGGCACCGCCGCGCCTCCTATGCCGGCGGAACGGGCCGTTGGCTGGCGGATTGCTCCACGCAGTTCGGCGGAACGGCCATCTTCGGAGACGGCAACACCCCGACCGTTCACGCCCTGGACCCGCAGACCCGCACGGACGCCGGCCAGATCCTGCGGCGGATCGCCTGCTTTCCGCCCATCTGGGCCGAGACGAAGCGCGGGTTCATGTCCCGGTTTGAGGTGGAGTGCGACGTGGGGACGCAGGCAGCCAACCCGTCCATGCAGATCGACTGGTCGGACAATGGCGGGCGCACGTTCAAGACGCCGCGGTTTCTGGATACTGGCGCCTCGGGGCAGCACAACGCCCGCGCCTACACCAACCGGCTCGGGATGTTTGAGCATCGCGTCCTGCGTCTTCAAGCAGAGGACATCGTGACGATCTACGGGGCCGACGTTGAGATGAGCAGGGGCGAATGAACTTCGCCAAGCCGCCCACCTCCGAGCCTATCGCCCGTAGCGACGGTCGCCTGTCCGACGCCTGGGCCAAATGGTTCGACGCCCTGACCCGTGACGTGCGGTTCTCCCAGGATGAGGGCGGCTACGGCTCGGTGCTGACGGTCCTGCACGACTTGGACGTGCCCGGCTACGTCAAGGCTGACGGGCGGGAGATTTCGCGCGAGGCCAACCCCAAGACGTTCGCCGCGCTCGGCACGAACTTCGGCTTCGGGGACAACGCGACGACCTTCAACGTGCCCACACTCTCGTCAGACGGGGTGCGGCGGTTTCATGTGCGGGTGGAGCAGGGGTGAAGTATTTCCAGCGCGTGCATGATGGCTTGGATACTTCGGGTATGCTCGCCGAGCTTTCCGAGCATCCTGAAGTCTGGGACCAGTTCAAAGAGCGAACCATTT